TTATAATTAAATATGCAACATTTAAACTTCCACCATAATTATGAACAATATCAAATGTACCTGCTCCCTTATTCATTACAACTGCAGGATATTCAGTACCACCGACTGAACCATTTTGTGTAGTTAATAATATAATTGAATCAGTAGTTACTAATGAGTTACTTACAGTTAAACTACTATTCACACTTACTATATCAGAAGGTTTATTACTTCCTTTGTTAAGTTTAATTTCATCTTGGAATGACCATGCACTTCCACTATATTGTGCTTTAATATTACTATTACCATCTGAAAGAATGATATTATTATTTAATACCAGTCCTCCACCACTATATCCACCTATGATTATTGTATTATCTCCATAATGGTCATTACCTGCATTTGGCCCTATGTAAACATTTCTACTGCCTGATACATTTCTGAATCCACTATCATTACCAATTGCGGTATTTAGATTACCAGTTTTATTATTATTTAATGCACCTACACCAATTGCCACATTTTGGTTACCCGTTGTGTTACTTGCTAATGTTTCTGCTCCAATTGCAAAGTTATTACTACCAGTTGTTATTCCTAATGCATTTGCACCTATGGCGACACATTGTGTTGAGCCACTTGTGTATCTCATTGCACCTGCTCCAATTGCAACATTACTTGTAACATTACCTGTTATATTAGTCATTGCATTACTACCTAATATAACATTAGAAGTATTTCCGCTTTTATTTACAAATGTAGTATCACCTTGTATAGTTACTGAACCTGATACGGTTAAAGAACCTGTTATAGTTTGATTACCAATAAATGAGTTTGAACCAGTAGTTGCAAATGAACCAGTCGCAATAGTTCCTCCTCCGAATGATGATGTTGCAACCGTAGTTGTTCTACCTGATGCGTTACCTACTAATACATGCCCACTTTGTAAAGAAGCAGTTAAAGTGTTTTGTATATTTAAAGAACCAGAGATTACTGATGTTATACTACTTCTACCAATAGTGATTGAATCAACTGTTGTTACTGATGTAGCAGCAGTGCCTGTTCCACCAATTTCTATAATTTGACCACTTAATACTGCTTTTACTTTTTGGTTTCCGTTATCAAAAACTCCTATAACACCTTGTCTAGTTCCAGCTGATGCACTACCTGATGCTACAGCAAGGAATTGTGCTGTTTCACCATTTACTAATAGCTCACCACCAAAATTGTAGCTTAAAGAATCCCATGCCTCAATTACAAATGCATTCTTATATGCATCACTACCAAAATCATAATTTTGAAATGATATAGTTTGTTGATTAAATGGAACACCATTTATTGTTGCACCTTTTACAACAACTAAATCAGTTTGGTTGTTAAGAGTAGGTGCATTAAATGTTTGTTTTGCAGAACCCGATACATCTACTGAACCAGTAATAGTTTGATTTCCTCTAAATGTATTTGAACCAGTAGTTGCAAATATACCATAGTTTAATATTTGTGCAGAGGATGATACCGTTCCAGCAGGTGCTGAACCAGATGCAGAAACTGTCAAATCAAATGTTGATGCATCTCCCTTTGTAAAGGTTATTACGTTAACATTAACACTTGCAGTTACTAATGCCAAACTTGCAGATGTAAATAGGGATGAAGTTGATGCTTCTAATCCATCTAATCTGCTATCTACCGATGTAGAGAATGTTAATGGATTACCTAAACCATTTATTGTTGATGAACTAAATGAGTTTGCACTTAATGCTCCTACGAAGACAGCTTGTGTTCCACCACCTGCTCCCATTTGAACTATATTAGTTCCTGCGGATGTTTGTAATTCTAATCCATTACTTCCTTGTGCTCTAACATGGTGTGTTACTAAATCAGCACCATTCACCATATTGATATTACCACTAATGAATAGTGAAGATGAAATGGTTTGATTACCTACGAATACATTAGAGCCAGTAGTTGCGTATGAGCCTGTTGCTGATATTAAACTATTTACCTTTTGGTCATTCGATTGTGTGTATGCATTGAATGATGCAGTAGTTACGAAATCACCTGCACTACCACTAACATCAGGAATGTTTACACTAAATGTTTGATTATCCCCTTTTGTGAATGTTAAGTTACGAGTACCATTATTAAATGATGCAGTTACTAATGCTAAACTTGCAGATGTAAATAGGGATGATGTAGCAGAATTTATATTAGTGATAGATGTATTTACACTAGCACTATTTACTTCTAATGAACTTACTCTTTGGTTATTAGATGAAGTATATGAATTAAACGAAGAAGTTGTTACTAAACTACCTGTATTTACATTAGTCACTAAAGATGATGTTGCAAATGCAGATGTTTTTCCACTTGCATTACCTACATAGATGTATCCTTGTTGTAATGATGCAGTTAAACTTCCTGATAAGAATAAATCTCCTGCGGTGTTTACTTCAATACCGATAGAATTTCCATATCCATCTTGCAAAATAGTTAAAGAGGATGTAGCTACATTATCACTCCCTAAATGAATTAGAGATTGAAAACTTTTAGAAACATAGAGGTTACTTAAATTACCCATATTTTATTTATTTTTATATGTTTATCCATTTTTGATATTGTTCATTCCACTTACCAGGTATTGTAATCCAAACTTTACCAGGTGTAATCCATTGAATACATTCTGCACAACTTTCTAATTCTCCAGGTGGTAATACGGGTAATCCAGAGAAATCTATATTGGTATCATTAGTATTAGCTATGACAGTATAACATACCAAGTTATTATAAGTAGGTGAATCTCCTGGTTGCTTTACTGATGTAAATGTTTTACCAATTGGAAATGTATTTACATTTAAAACTGCAACATATCTTTGTTGTGTATTACAGTCTTCAATTATATATGATTGAAAATCATCGGGTTTAATTAAAAAAAAAAGACAACGATTTCTATCATTGTGGGTGGTGAGTGTAAATGTGGCCACCCAACCTGCTAAACCATTGTTATACTCTTCAGCAAAAGCCACACAAGATATATCATCGTTTATATCAAACCCCTGAACACCTCTTTGTGTATATGATGTTAAATCATTAATAATTGATAAGGTGTTAGCATGAATATCTACGGTATCATCTACTCCATAAAACGGAATAGTTTGAGCGTTTCTTTCACCTGTTGATTCATTATCCTTATTCTTAATTTTATCCGCAACAATCAATTGAATGTTATAATTGGTAATGTTTGTACCAAAATTAGATTCAGTAATCAAAATGTTACCCAATGGATATGCAGGAAATTCTCTAGTATCTATCTTTGAAATATCACCTTGTGTCACAACAGCAATAGATGGGTGATTATTCATTATTGTCTTAAAGTAATTTAGGACATTATAATATAATGAATAATTCGTACCTGTATTATGTACAATTTGTTGAGCCATAGTTTATTATAATTGAATACCTCCAAAATACTGATTACTCTGGTCTGGATATATCTGTGTTTGATTACCAACCGTTTCTAAATATTGTGGAATATTGTTTGAATAAGAAATCAAATAGTTTTGTAAACGAAGTGCGTAGTAATCTGCATTCGTTTGTGCAATTTGTTTAAGATAATCTATTTCCGATTTAGTTGGTGCTTCACCTTGTTCACTCTTTTGTTTTACAGCACCATTTGATTTAAACTGTACCGAACTGAAAGGAATATACTCCACACATGCATACCATATTAAAGAGTTTTTAATATAATCATCTAAAAGGTCTTGATAATATATACTCAAACCACTAACAGTACCTGCTACGATTTGTGCTTGTAAATAATCAAAAAGGACAGTACCCAATAAGTTCTTTAAGTACTTATCTTGTGCCACTCTTACAAATGGTAATAAAGCATCTGCATCTATTGCACCCTGTAATGGTGTGTTCTTTATAATATCGTTTCTTGTAATGAAAAGTGCGTAAGCCATATCTGTATATTAGTTATATTCTTTTGAGAAAAATGCTGAATTAGTTCCTACTTGTCTAATAAAGTTTACATCACTCATTTCTTCAGCTTTATTTGGTAATGGTTCAAATGCGGTTTCATCTTCACTATCTTCAGTAGTAGCAGGATTTTCCATTGAATCATTTACATCATCTTCTACTTCAGATACAGATTGACCCGTTTCTTCAGCAGTTTGTGAAAGGATTACCAATGGAGTTAATTGTTCAAAATACAATTCCAGCTCATCACCATATCCACCTTGCGTTAATACCATATCTAATGAGTTTAGAATTAGATTTTGGAATGGAGATATTGTCATAGTTTGTAAAATACTAAATGCAGTTTTCATTTCTTCTGATTGAGAACTAAAACCATTAACTTCAGTTCTGATACCAAATAGTAATGGAGATGTTACTCTATGTGCAACTAGGATTCTATCTTGTGTATATCTTGCTACATAATCATATTTCTCGTGTAGATTCTCAATAGAGATTACATCAATAGTTGGTTTAGTTGCAGGGTCATCATTAAATGATAACATAAATCTACCTGCATTATCCGTACCTGTGAATTTGGCTTGAACCAAATCCTCAATAGTTTGTCTTTCTTCAGGTGCGGGAACTCCATTATTGAAGTTAATCATTACTGCAGGTAAGAAACCATTTGTAATGTTATTATAATGTAGGTTACTTATCTCACCTTCAGATATACTGAATTGTAATGCTGCTACATAATCAGGTAGTGAATAGTAATATAGTCCTGGTGAATAGTTTTTAATGTAAAGAATTTCCATCTTTTCATTTGATGTTCCAAATGCAGGTATCTTCTTTTTATCTTTAACTTTTCTCTGGTCATTCCAATCTACACAATAGTAATAGTTTTCTATACGAGGATTATTATATATCTTTTCAGCTCTTAACAATTGGACTGGAGTATGATACATTTTGATTATCTTTGTATGTTCATCATTCCAATATACTTGGTATGCTGCATTACCATATAATTTCAAATCGAATGTTACTCTTTTAGTTTCTTCCTGTGGGATTATCTTTTGTAAAACGGAATCAAATGCTTCGTTTTTAGAATACAATCCTTTACCATATATTAAATCAGCAATACCTTCTATACATGCTGAATTAGTTGTAGATACGTTATAAGCAGAAGTAACTGCATCAAAGAAGTCATCGTGTCCGTAAACACCAAAAGGTACGAACGGATACCTTGTCTTTGTATCCTCCGTAATGATTGGAAGTTGGTTATTATTTACATTAACGATAGAAAATTTCTGTCCTTGTTTCATATTAGTCCATTATTATGTAGTGATTTTCACTAACATTAGAGATGTATTGTGTATTTTTATTTTCGTAAACTGCTTTATCAACTGATTGTGATGCATACACTTGGATTGAACCATTCCATATTGAGCCAGTTGAACCTAAATTATATAATGTTGCTCTATATTCTTCACCAACTATTGCTCCACTAATATCCATAGAGAATGATACAAATGATTCGTATGGTTGATAGGTTAACCCACTAATTGATGCAGTAGTATTATATTGAGTAGTCATATCTTGCAGAATCAAAGTAAATTCGTTACTTGATGTTGGTTGTGTTCTGAAAGTATATTGATTAGATTGAGATATGTAATATGGTAACATTATCTTATAATTAGGTTGTCTATATCTAGTAATAACAACGAATTAACTACAAATAGTTAAAACAAAAAAAACCCCTACATTTCTGTAAGGGTTTAATATTTTATGCTATACTGAATTAGGAGTTAGTTCCGTAAACTACTGTGTAGTTATTAGTTAATCCACCTAATGCATTAGTTGTAGTTGAGCCTGATAAGAATACTGCTGGCAATTGTTCCTGACCAGTGAACGTAACTGAATAACCATAAAGGTCACCCAATGCTGCTCCTGTTTGAATTGTACCTGCAGTAACATCTGCACCTTCTCTTTCACCAACTAATAGTGCATCTCCGTTTTGTGTCCAAACAATGATTTGAGGTCTACCATAAGCCATAAGCTTTAATTGGGTAGTCATTTCATTTGTTAACTTCTTCAAATTAAGAACTAATTCTTGAGAGAAGAAAGTTGTTCCATTTTCACGAGATGAATTTACAGTTTCAGTATATGCACTAGTTCCCTTTAATTCATAGTAGTAAAGAGAAGAGCCGGATGGAACTGCTGTTAGTTCTCCGTTTCCGTTTTTAGTGAAAGAACCTGTTGTGTAGTTAATGAAGTAAACTCCTTGAAGTCCACCTACACTTTCCTTACATACTTCGTTTCTTCCAGCTGATAAATTACATGGCATATCTTTATTATTTAAGTTTGTTTGATAATAGGGGTGAGAATATCCCACCCCTTTAGTTTTTTATTATACTGCTGCTCCGTAGTATACGATATCAGAACCGATACCGAATTGAGTACCTGCGGTGTATCTCATTACAATTCTGTAGTTTTGAGAACCATCGATGTTAGCCATGTCCAATACTCTTACTTCGTTGTAATCAGATAATAAACCTGTACCGAAGAATAAGTTAGATTTTTGAGCTGCAACTACTTTAGATGCACTCATACCTGGACAATGGAACATTTCAATTCCGTTGAAGTTCAATGGTTTCTCACCTATGTTCATTTGGTTGTTGAAACCATTTGCACCTGCTGAACCACCTGCTAATGCCTGCTGATAAGCCTTAACTACGTTAGTTGGAACATACAATGCCAAATCTTGCTTACCATATACAGTTGTAGGGATACTAGCAACGATATCATTCAATTTAGATAATACGTTAGATGCAGTGATTGAACCAGAGATTACAGTTGAAGTACCTTCAGATTTAGCTGAAACTACTGCTCCTGCTCCACCAGCTGCAACAGATGCAGATAATGCAGTTTGGAATCCAGGGAATGAACCATTGGAGTTTGTACCTTGCCAAATTGCAATTTCAGTTGCTTCGGCTACTTGTCCACCAACATAAGAGATTAAGAAATCGTTGAAGTTCTTTGGAATTTCATCGAATGCAGAGAATCCCAAGGAAAGAGCTTCCCAAGAATCTACGAACTCTTGCTTACACAATTGTAAGTTAACTTGTAGTTCTTTTGGAGTCAATACTTGTTCAGAGATTGCTACTGAACCTGATGTTACGAAATCACAAGAAGCATCTTGTACGATACCAGATACATCTAATTTTTGGATTACAGATTTGAACTTCACGTTTGGCATGATAGTTACATACTTCTTATCCAAAGTGTTTGCACTTAACAACGCCGCTGCGATGTATCCTGATGCTGCCTCACCTGCGTAGGTTGTGGTTACAGTAGGAAGTGCGAAATTTTGTTTTGCTTTCATTTTACTTTGTTTTTTAATGAATTAATATTTTATTTATAAAGTTTTGATAAGAATGAAGATTGTGAATTAACTACCTTCTTACCATAGTTTTTACTGTTTGTTTGAGCTGTGAATTTGATACCATCTTCAACAGGTGCTCCATCTAATTTAGGAAGTTCCATCTCTTCGATATCATCTTCTTTTTTGATATCAGCTTCCTTATCTACTACTTCTTCTTTGACCTCTTCCATCTTCATCATTCGCTTCTCCATCTCTTCGATACGATAAGCTAATTTCTCCATCATCTTTTTCAATTCGATTTCGATTGATGGTGTTTCTTTATCTGTATCTTCTGGTAGTGCTTCAACTGTATCAGTTTCTTCTTCCATTTTTACAGTACCACTAGTTACTGAATTAGTTTCACCTTTAGCAATTTCTGATTCAGGAACATCACCTGATGCTTGTGGAATATCTTTTGTTTCTACATCTTCCAATTCTACGTTTTCTCTTTCAACGATAACTCCAGCTTCAGTTTTAACTTTGATTAGAGTTTCGTTACCTTCAGTATCTTTCAAAGATAATTCATGTTCTCCATCTGGTGCTTTTGATTTAGTTCCATCTTCTGAAACGATATCTAATGTTTCACCTACATCGAATGTAGCAGATTCTACAATTGTACCATCGGCCAATTTAGCGTAAGTTAAAGTTAATTCATCTTTGGATAAAAGAGCCATTATCTTACTTAATACAGTTTTTGCATTCATAATTGTTTAGTTTATATTGTTATTAACAATTGTTTATTTATTTATAGTTATTTTTTGTTATAAGAAAAATCTTTGTGAGAATACTTTATTTATTTGTCTTACCTCTTTTGGTGTTAATAGTTTTGGATATTGTAAAAATGCCATAATCCTAGAATTCGAACTTAATCCTAATTGAGTAGTTTGTGTTGCACTAGTAGTTCTAGTAATTGTAGTTGTATCCAATGATGAAGTAGCAGTATTTACATATAGATTATGTATATTACTTTCATTAGCAGAAACTATAAAAGTATTCCATCCATTTCTACTATTCAAAGAACCTGTATCAAATTGTATTTGTCCGAATACATCATCTGTTTTAACATTGCTACTATTTGCAATATTAACAAACATTCTATTAAGAGGATATACTATTTGTACTTCTATACTACTTGCACCAGCAGTCTTTGGAAAAAATTGATTTGTACCACTACTTTGATTACCATTAGGTGCGTATACTAATACATTTGTTTGTTTTTCAGTAGATTTCCAATCCCATTGTAAATAATTAGTACCAGCTCCACCTTCTAATGTAATAATAACACCTCCATTATTTGAACTATATGTTGGATAAATAGGACCTGGATTATTAAATGGTATAAAAGATGCAGTTACAGATGCAGCAGGAGAAGTAGTTGCAGCATTAGATGCTGATAATGCAGATGTATTTCCAAAACTAGCAGGATTACCAAAATCAAATATCAAATCTGCTCCGGATGGATATTCATACGGTCCGAAAAATACTCTTTCTCCAGCTCCTTTTACAAATGGTTGTGGTATCATATATTATACGAATGATTGTGCAGGAAATGCGAATACATTTGTAGTATTCACCGAAGTAAATGAAATAATATCTATATTACCAGATGGTGATGCTACATAGAACGAACCCGATGGTTGCTTCACATTTGAACTAAATGATGCACTTGCTCCTGTACTTGTATTGATTACTAATGTTGCAGTTACGCCTGGTCTAGGATTTAGTACATTTATATTAGTCGAACCCGAAAGTGTTAAGGTAAAGTAGTTTGCTACACTTAAATCTATACTCGCAGTTTGTGATGTTATAGATGATGCCGATACATTACCATATACAGAACCTGTTATAGTAACAGAACCTGTTATAGTAACAGAGCCTGAAGTAGTTAGATTACCAATAATTCTAGTAGAACCACTTATAGTTGTAGAACCAGTAATCTGATTACTCAAAGATGATAATTGAAGATATGGTAATGCGTTATGTCCAATTTGGATGTAATC